CGAAAACCGCCATCCCCGAGGGTTGGCAGAGGGTTCGGCCCTGACGCGCTAGGGTTATGCTCTCTCTCTAGAGCTCTGTCGTCTATATATTTTCGAGAGAGAGAGAACTCCCTTAACCCTACACCTACCAAACCTAACCCTAGGAAACAGCCCGTTTCCCCCAAAACCCGAAACCAGGATTGAGGAGGGTCGCCAAGACGGTCACCAGGAGGGCCACCAGTAGGGCAACTGCAGGGTAACATGACGTTAACTCCAAACCGCCCACAGCTCGCCCACTTCGTGGGCTCGCTAAAGCTCCCGGCTTCGCCCGACGCAGTTAAACCGGGCACAGATAAAAAAACATCCCCGCCCCCACTCGCCTCGCTTCGCTCGGCTCGCGAAGCAACCTGGCTCGCTTCCGCTCGCCCCAAGACATTGAATACCGCAAAAATGCATACCAGGGCCAGCAAAATTGCCTATTGCAACCCTACCCCAACCCCACTACAAAGCACAGTTATCCCCCACCACGGGGGACCACCCACGGAGTCACCCAAACCATGTCCCACCACCGCTCACCACTATCCATTCGCTCCCACCTCGAACACGCCGCATTGATCAAGGAAGGCCTAGCCAAATACGGGCTTTGCCCCGCAATCGAAGACGAGTTAAAACGCTTCTTCTTCATCAACCAAGCAATCCTTCGAGCTGACGACGCACATCGCGCTAAGAGCAAACGTACGTAACCACCACCCACCCAGACGGGACCATCCCGGAGCAATCACCTGACCACCACGATCGAAATCTTTCTATGGTTCCTTGACGGGCTACTCTTAGCATGGCTCATCATGCTACTGTGGCTCGTCAACAACCTCAACACACCAGGCTGCCTCTAATTCACCTCCACCCTCCACCCACCCACCGGAGACTCTAATGTCCACCGTCCCCGCTTCGCGACCCAGCTCGCTTCGCTCGCCTCCAGAAGCCGCTCTCACCCGCCCGCAACACGACCACATCCTCCTCGACGGCTCCGCCTCCATGCAATACAAATGGTGGCCCATGCTCTCCGCCATCGACACCTACATCGCCTCGCTTCGCGAGCAGCAGGTCAACTCCTCCCTCACCCTCTCCGTCTTCTCCGGCCACGACCTCGACATGCTCCAACGCGACTGCCACATAAGCGCCTGGACCCCGCTTCGCGAAGCCCCCATCGGCTCCACCTGGGCCGGAACCCCCCTCTACGACGCCATCAACGTCTCCGGCCGCCGCCTCCGCGACCTCTCCCCGACCCGCGCCTCAATCCTCATCTGCACCGACGGCGACGAAAACTGCTCCCAATTCACCACCCTCGACCAGGCCAACGCCATCCTCACCTGGATGCGCGCCCTCGGCTGGCAAGTCACCTTCATCGGCTGCGACTTCAACAACCAACACCAAGCCAAACTCCTCGGCGGCCAAACCTCCTCCGCCATCGGCATCCAAAAGCACCTTCTAACCGACGCCGCCCAATCCCTCGCCCGCAAACGCGCAGCCTACGGCTTTACCGGAGCCCCGATGCATTGGTCCGAAGCCGAACAACAACAGTTCGGCGGCCACCTCGCCCCTCCGGCTTCGCCGAAGTAAGCAAGGGGCGAAGCCCATGACCGACACCGAAACCCTATCCCAAGCCAAAAGCCTCCAGCTCCTAATCAAGCTGCTCAAAATGACCACCTCATCCACCGACGGCGAGGCCCTAGCGGCTCTACGAGCCGCCAACAAAACCCTCGCCCGCCTTGGATGGGACTGGGAAAAGCTCCTCCACGGCAAGGTCACCATCGTCGCCGACCCCTTCGACCACATCAACGTCCCCCCACCCTCCGCTTCGCGCAGTTACACCCCAACCACTTCGCCCACTCCGCCCCCTCAACCTCCTCCATGGAGCACTCCTTCTCCTCCACCTCCGCCTCCACAAAGGAACCTCTACGCCGCCCACTGCATCCACTGCTCGACCTTTCTCATCAAAGGCCAAGGCGAACTAACCACTATCAACGGCAAGACAAAGGTCATGTGCTGGGGCGCGAAATGCCCACCCAAACCCACCCCGGCTCCACCCCCGGCTCCACCCAAACCCACCTACAAACCCGCCCCCAAGTCCCGCTACCAAGGCATCTCAACCGAAGACCTCTAAAAGGAACCCCACCCCATGTCTTCCACCTCCCCTCGCTTCCACATCGTCACCTTCCTCGTCCCCGAGGATCTCCTCTCCTCCGTCCTCGCCGTCCTCAACCCCCAAGTCCGTCTCCTCTCAGTCAAACCCCAAGACCCTCCTCCAGAAGCCCCACCCCCCGCTTCGCGGACCCACCATTATCAGAACGGCAAACGCAACAAAGGTATCAAGGGCGAGGACCTCGTCTTCACCACACTCGCCCTCTCAACCGTCCCCACTCCCCGCTCCAAACTCGAAGACTCCTTCAAATCCCACGGCTTCTCCCCAAACTCTCTAAGCCCAATCATCTCCAAACTCAAGACCACCGGCCTAATTTCCGAGCCCTCTCCAAACCACTTCTTCAAAACCCCAGGCCCAGGAGTCCTCTAATGTCTTCTCTCGGCAACACCAACCCGCTTCGCGAAGCGTCGCTCCGCGAAACGACTGCGCGCAGCGGTGAAGCGGCCCCCCACGCCTACATTATCCACAAGAAGCGTCAACTCTGCACCACCTGCTCCTCCCTCCACGAATGGTCTGAGATCTACGCCAAGACCTCTCTCCGTTCCAACTGGGGTCACAAATCCGTCACGAACCTTCGCCCCATCCGCTCGCGGAACGACGTCCTCTACAATCTACCCATCGAAGTAATAACTTTCGAACCACAAACCGTCCTCTTCTGCCACGTCTGTCACGACACCGAATCCGATCACGGCGGCATCCTTCGCCACCTCCCGCCACCTCCTGCCAAGCCCCTCACCTCACCCCCATCCTGGGTCGGCCAAGGTCACGGCGAAACACCAACGGAGCTAGGTCGCAAAGCCGCTCTTGGCGGGGCGCGGCCACCCGGGCTTCGCCCGAAGGACACGAAGGCCGCAACCATCGACGACCTCTAAGCGAGCTGAGCGAGCTTCAAGAAGGAGACCACTTCATGACCACCTATCCCTCCGACAAACAATCCGAACGAGACTTCGTCGACACTCTCCTCGCCTCCGAGATCCCCCAATTCCAGAAGGCCCTCATCACCCCTCACACCGCCCTTTCCACTCGCGTCGGCAACCTCGCGAGCGCCGTCATTTCCCTCACCTTCCTACCCCGGTTCACCACCTACTATTCCGAACTCTGTCTCTACCGTTCCCTCGACCTCGACGACCTCTTCTCCCGCTGTCGTCACAAGTTCACCGAGGCCGAAACCGAAGAATCTAATCGTCTTATCCCCCTCTTCCTCTTCCACTACACCTTCAACCCCGGCTACGCCGCCGGCTGCGCCGAAGAGCCTCCACCTTCCATCTTCAAAACCTTCCACTGGGCCGTCCTCGACTACGAAATCCGCTGGCCGGCCGCACCACGAAGTATCCAAGCTCTCGTCCTCTCCCGCCTCTCCCACTTCGAAAAGGAATTCTCATGAACATCTTCCGCCGCGATTCGCGAAACGACCCACCCATCTCCGACTACGCCCCCGCCCCACGCCGCGAACGCACCGCTTCGCGAACCGACGAAGCCCCTCGCGAAGCGCCACCCTCTTTTATCACACCCAGTCCAATCAATCCGCCCATCCGTTCCCTAAGCGAAGCCGCCGGGCTCGCCGCCCAACACGTTATTGAGCTCGAACACAGGCTCGAGTCCAAGACAGCCGAACTCGCCAAACTCGAATCCTCTTATTCCGTAATGGAGCAATCGAACACGATCCTCCACGAAGAACTCCATCAACTCAAGAGCGAGAACGAACACCTCCGCGACCGAAACGTCGAAATCATGACTCGCCTCCAGGTCGCCGCCCGAACCCTCTTAGACATCGCTTCGCCGGCTTCGCCGCTCGAAGACCCGCTTCACGAAGACCCCGGCTTCGTCCACCCTCACCCCTCAACCCCAAAGGACATGACATGAACGCTTCACCGACTTCGCCGCGCAGCGGCGGGGCTTCGCCAGCCCTTATCGTCCTCGTCGCAGGGACCCTAATCACGGCTACGTTCACCACCTCCCTCACCCTAATCCTGTTTACCTTCCCCGGAGCCTTCTGATGAAAATCCTCCTAACTCTTCATCGAAACTTCACCGTTGACACCGATACATGGGGCAACGGAGACCCCGTTCACGATGCCCTCTGCAACATCCGCGCCGTTGACACAGCAAACCCAACCGAAGCCGAACTGAAGGATGCGGTTCGTCAAATGCTCGAAGAAGACATAGAAGCCGTGATCGGCAACCTCGACCTCGATTACACAGACTTCACCATCAATATCGAAGACCCAAGCTCAAGGTACTATCGCGAAGAATATTGCGACTAACCTGCGCTTCGGTGAAGCGGATGAAGACGAGGAAGCCAAATGACCTCCACCACCCACACCCGCATCTTCAACCTCCTAACATCCCGTGTCGACCCAGAATACCACATTCGACGCTCGAAAGACTCAAAGGGCGAATGGCACATCGACAAGACCATCATCGGTTACCGCGTCGTCCTCATTTCCGGCCTCTCCTTTATTCTGGGTCCGGACGATGCCGACTTCGCCCGCGTCGGCGAACCCATAACCCTCACCCTCTCCAACAAATCCCCCCGCCCCGCTGCGCGAAGCGAGGACAAATGAAAGAGAAATACCACGCCTCGAAAAGCAGAGCCCGCAAAGCCTACTATATCCGCTGGAAGCACGATCCCACGAAGCGGACCATGAAGCGAATCACCGACGCCGCTTATAAGAAGCGTCATCGCCCCGCCCTCACCTACCAGCAGAAGCTCCATCGCGTCGGTATCAAAATCTCAATAGATGAAGCCAGGAGAATCCTCTCATGTCCAACAGACCTATCAGTGAGATGTCTGATGAAGAGCTTGTCCTCCAATACGACATCTGGTGTACTATCCACCAACTCTCTCACGCCTCCATCACCATCTCCGCTTCGCGAAGCGAACTCGATCGCATCTGCGACGACGCGGAACGGCGTGGACTCTTCTTGAAGAATCCCTTCTTCACCCACAAAGGGACGCAAGAGCTATGAAACTCGTCATCCTCGAATCTCCCGAAGAACTCCTCCGTTCCAAGATAGAAAGATCCTGAATGACCTCAAGGCCGCAGAAGCAAACTCGTCGAGCCTCAGTCATCGAGGTCTTGACCAACATCCTTGTCGGTTACATACTTCAGGTTTATATCCTGTATCTTGTAGCTCCGTTATTTAACTTCTCGATCTCAATCACCTCCAGCGCCGGCATTGGTACCATCATGACGGTGACATCCGTCCTCCGTCAATTCTCCCTGCGTCGTTTCTTCGAAGCGATGCGTTACTATGGAATGCTCCCATGACCTCCTCCCCCCGCTCCATCGACGCCTTCGGCCCCGAGATCCTCTCGGCCCTGACCCACGGGGCGAGGGAGGAAATCAAGCTTCCGCTATCTTATCGCAACGCGGTCTACTTCCGCTCCCGCCTCCACCAACTCCGCGCCGTCATGCGCGAGACGAAGCACCCTCTCGCTTCTCTCGTCGTCAAGACCCGCATCTCGATCGACTGGGACACAGACAAACACCAGACCCTCTACACCCGCCGGAAGGCACCATATCCAGTCGACCGCAATATCCCCGTCACTCTCACCATTCGTCCTCACGACTCCGACTTCACTTCCGTCCTTAAAGCCGCCGGCGTCGACGTCGACAAAGCGGAAGATATCGAGATCACCAGCTCTTCACCTTCCTCCGACCCACTCGAAGCCTTCTTCGAGACCAAGGAATGACTTCGGGCGCAGCCCGGGGTCAAATTTTTCCCTTGCATCGTCTGGGAAAAACCGCTATAGTCGTATTTTGGGGGCGCAGATACCACTTTATCTCCGCCCCCTTTCCACCCTTCGCGAAGCGACCCCTCTCGAGGCCACAATGATCGACGCCCCTCCAAACACGACCTTTATCGAGACTGGAAGCTTTCGATGCCCGCCACCCTCGCCGGCGCGATCGAGTGGAAGCTCATGGACCCTATCCACCGCAAGCCCATCTACGGCGCCCGCCAAAGGCTTCTGACGTCGCTCTTAGAGTTCTGGCTTGCCCGCGAGCATGGCCAACCTCTCCCCGAAATCCCCACCCTCGACGAGCTTCGCCGGGAGTTCCTCCAATGATCGACAGACAAAAGGAGAAAGCGTCTTGACCACCCAAGCCAAAGCCATGGATTCTTTCGGCCTCGGAGAGCTTTCGCCAGCCGAACTCGAAAACGAGCGCGGCCGTATGATCCAGTCAATGCTCGACATCTATAAGACCTATGACAACCCCGACATCCCCGAGGAACTCCTCACCCGTCTCGCTTTCATTACTGGCTCTCTCCGTCGTAAGACCGCCGGGCCGCCGAAAGCGACCAAGCCATCCCGCGTGAAATCTTCCGCGGCAACCGTAGACGATCTCTGATGCGCTTCGACCCTTGCCTCTGTCTCGACTTCGAGTTGCGCGGGCAAATTTACGAAATCTGGAACGACCCCATGCATTCAAGTAATCGGTGCCTCGTAGACCCGCGCAAGCGTGAGGTCGTCGATACCGACCATGCTTTCGACCCACCACTTTCGAATGAAGAATTGCTGAACATCTATGACTACGGAAAAGGATATTGAGCGATGAAAAACCTCTCCCTTCCCCGCTTCACCTTCCTCCTCGGCTCCACCGACCTAGCCCGCTACGATCTGGCGAAAGCCCTCGTCGCCTCGACCTTTAATTCGGTCTACGTCGGCGACCTAGACACCCCGATCCTAAACGGGATCACAGGTATGTTTTACGACTGCAACGTCTTGAAAGATCTCGACGCCGTTCCCGACGAGGTCCTTCCCGGAACAGCGTCCACCACCGTCCGCGACATGTACCACGGACTCTTGAAGCTTCTCCGTCAAAGTCTCGGCGCCACCGCCCTCGGTCAGCTCGCTCTCGTCGATCACCGTTCCAACCTTGATCTCTTCGACAACTTCATCTACCGCGACCTTAATCAAATGACCGACGTCCTTCCCTTCATGAACCAAGACGCCGGCTTCAACCCCAAGAACGTCCTCATCATTAACCTCGGTGAACTTAAGAGCCATAATCTCGTTGGTCCCGCTTACATCTGGCTTCCAGTCCCTGAAGTCTCAACCCAGATACTCATAATTGAGAAGGAACTCATCATACTCCGCAGAACTGGAGTGCTCAATGGGTCTTGAAGAACTCGGCGCAATCTTCCTTCTCATCCTGATCCTCTCAGCCATCGAATGGATAATCTTCGGTGACGAAAGCTGAACGAACCTACCGATGGGCTACGAGACGGGTCGGTAACGACGGCTTCGTCATGGAATACTACCAAGAACCATCCGGCTCCTGGAAATACAACTCCTTCGGCCCCATGCCTCCCTCCATCGTCCTGACTTTCGTCGAAATGCGTCGCCGCGTCGTCGCCATCGCCATGAAAGAACGGGGCGCCAACTACGTCCTCAATCACTAGAAGGAACACCGTCCATGCCTTCCACCGTCCTCCAATCCATCATGCCATTAAACGTCGATTCCACCATGATCTCCTGCGCCCGGTCGTGCTTGCAGAAGTTTCGTCTCGAATTCGTCCTCGGCCTTAGACCGATCGGCTTAAGCGTGGATCTCCACGCCGGCGCCTGCTTCGCCCTCGCAATCGAAGAAACCTACCGCCAGATCCACATCGCGAAGCGCCCGCTCGCTGAGGCTCTCCTCCGTGCCCACTTCGCTTTCATGGCCTCCTGGGGCGATTTCGAAATCCCCGAATGGAAGCGAACCGCAAAGACAAAAGAGAGAGTATGGGAAGCCGTCGAAGGCTACTTTGCCGAATGGAGCCCTCTGACTGATCCGTGTCAGCCCTACACGGCTGCCGACGGTAATCCGACCTTCGAATACACCTTCGCCATCCCACTCGAGCCCTTCTGCGATCCACACGCTGGAACGGTGAAGCCGGGTGATTTCCCTGAACATCCCGACGGAGGTCCGTTCCTCTATTCGGGTCGCTTCGACATGCTCGGCTCTTATATGGGCTATCCGTGTATACGGGACGAAAAGACAACTGGTTCATCCATTGGGGATCGGTGGGCTGAACAATGGGACCTTCGTTCCCAATTCATGGGCTATGTGTGGGCCTGCCGCCAAGGCGGCGTCGACGCCAGAAACGTGATCGTGAGGGGGATCGGGATTCAAAAGACCCAGCTCCGCTTCGTCGAAGCCATTAAGACCTATTCCGACTTCCTCATCGCCCGCTGGTATGAGCAGCTTCGCCGCGATCTCTGGCGGATCAGACGTGCTTGGGACGAAGGCTACTTCGACTTCAATCTCGGCGAATCCTGTACCGCTTATGGGTCTTGCGCTTTCATGACCAACTGTCAGAGCCAAGTCCCCGAAGCTTGGATGCAAGGCTATGAGGTACGTCGATGGAATCCTCTGATCAAGAACCCCGTCAAAGTTCCAACATCTTAACCCAAGGAAGCCACATGCCCCTCTACACCCCACTCACCGAAGCCCAGCTTCAGCGCCTCGACCGCAAGAGCCGCGAAATCAAAAGCCTCCAATACACCGTCTACGAAACCGCTCTTCACCTCAGTACAAGTCCAGGCGACGAAGACGGTGTCGAACGGAGCGCCGCGTCCATGCGTCGCGTCGTCCAGCAGCTCGATCGAGAACTCTTCTCGCTCATGGAACTCTGCGGTCTTTTGCGGCGCGAGAACTATCCGAAACCAGCGGGCGAAGCCCTGGGCGAGGCCAGGCCGCGCGCTGCCAAGATCGAGGACCTCTGATGTCTGACCCAATCATACTCCAGCCTCCTGGAAGCCTCGTCGCGGGTGCCCCCGGCAGCGGCAAGACCTTTTCCATCGCGACCCAACTCCTCTGTGGGCTCGAAGTCTTCGTCATCGTGACGGAGCCAGATGGCTTGGCTTCGTTGCTCGATGCTTGCGAGACCCTCAAAGCTCCAGTGGATCGGCTCCACTGGACCCTCTGCCTTCCGACGACTTCCGACTGGACTTCCCTCCTCGACATGGTCGGGAAGGTAAACTCCATGGACCAGAAGGGTATCGCCGACATCCGCGATCTCGGGAAGGCTTCTTTCCGCCCGGCGGCGGAGAAATTCATCCGTACCTTCGCTAACTTCAAATGCGAACGGACTGGCGAAAGCTATGGTGACTTCTGTTCTTGGAACGACACCCGCATATTAAACGTCGACTCCTTCACGGGTTGGTCATCGATAATGTGGGGACTTACCGTGGGCCATAAGCCGACGGCGAACCCCGGCGAGTGGGGCATCGCACAGAACGTCATCTGGAGCCTTCTCCAAAAAGTCAATAGCGACCGCCGTTGTTTCTTCAATATGACTGCCCACGTCGAGAAGGAGAACGACGACATATCCGGCATCCGCCGCCTAATGGTGTCGACCATCGGGGCGAAGCTGGCCCCGAAGGTTCCGTCACAGTTCAGCGAGTTTATCCGCGCGACTCGTCAAATGGACAATAACGGCAAGGCAACCTTTGTCTGGTCAACCCTCGACAACTCAATGGAGCTAAAGAACCGCGCCCTCCCGATCGGGACAGTTCTCCCCGCTACCTTCCGTCCTATCTACGACGCCCATCAGCGTCGGAAGAAATTAGTGAATGTGTCGGGCGAAGCCCAAGCGTCTCCGAGCGTAGCTCGGGGCGAAGCCCAAGTCCGACCGCCGCCGCAACAGACCCCGGCCACGCCGGTCCCGCCTGCTGCACCCATGGGACGTCCCGAGGACCGCGTAGCGGTCTTGGCGTCCAAGACCTGAAAGGAAGACTTCTATGACCTCCATCTCCAACGAAACTTTCGATGCCGACGCCTTTTTGAATGAGCAGGTCGACGCCCCGATGGCGACCGACTTCACGCTCTGTCCCGCCGCCGAGTATCTCGCCTATATCCACGACTTCAACTCCGACGCCGTGGAGGAAATCAACTTCGTCTACAAGCAGGGGCCGAACGCCGGAAGTCCTGGCACGATGAAGAAGTTCGGCTGTCCCTTCATCATCCCAGACGAAAAGGCCCGCGCCCACATGGGCAAGGTCCTCGATCAGAAGCTCATCGTCGAAGCCGACATGATCCTCGACATCGATCCCGAGACCGGCAAGCTCTCCACTGGGATCAACAAGAACGTCCTTCTCGGCAAGGTCCGTGATGCCGTCGGCCAAAACAACGACCCAACCTGGAACCTCTCTAAGCTCCGCGGCGCCGGCCCTCTGATGATCCGAGTCGTCCACCGCCAAATCGACACGAAGAACGGCAAGATCACCGTCGCTCGCGTCGATCGTGTAGCGCCGCTCGCCAAACAGGTCGCCTAGAACGTAACGCACTTCGCGAAGCGAGAGGCGGCTTGTAGAGACCAAGTCAGTGATGTGTCTTGGGCTCGATGGGACCCGGTTAACTTTGGACGGTGGGCCGGGTCCCACCTTTAACAATCCACCGTCTCAGAGAGCCGGAGAGCCTCAATGGATCGAATGCTTCAATTCTTCGATTACAAACATCTGCCTGAGCACTTACAAGAGATCAGTAAGCCATTCGGCGACATGGCCGTATGGATGACTACCCAACTCCCGTCGAACCCCGAGAGAACTGTTGGGCTTCGAAAACTCCTCGAGGCCAAAGACTGCGCCGTTCGCGCCGTGATCTACAAGGAGCCTTGAATGTCAAAACCCATCCTCTGTCTCGACTTCGACGGCGTGATCCACTCCTACTCATCTGGATGGAAAGGAGCCGAAATAATCCCAGATGAACCTGTTCCTGGAGCTATCAATTTCCTCCGTGAAGCAGTCAAACACTTCACAGTCCATATCTTCTCCTCCCGCAGTCACCAACTCGGCGGCGGCGAGGCAATGCGTGAATGGCTCGGCTACTGGATCATGTTCGAAGAACCCGACATCATCAACTTCGACCCTCCGTGGTTCGCCTCTATCGTTTGGCCAACCGAGAAGCCACCAGCCTTCCTCACCATCGACGACCGTGCCATCACCTTCACTGGTGAATGGCCCTCGATAGAAAGCCTCAAAGCCTTTAAGCCATGGAACAAGAAAGGCTCCTGAATGCGCTACGTCCCCCGCTCTCAGATAATCGTTGGATCTCGTCAACGCACCCGTATCGAGCCTGGCCCTCTCAACGAGCTAAAGGACTCGATCCTCAATGTCGGGCTCTTAAGTCCGCCCGTAGCGATCTATGAAGAGGGCAGCGATCAATGGATTCTGATAGCGGGGGAACGTCGTTTTAAGGCCATGTGTCTTATCATCGACGAAGGTAGTACCTTCTTTCATAACGGTGAATCAGTTCCGATCGCCCATGTCCCCATTACGACCCTCGGTGACTATCTCGGCGAAACCGGCTTCTTCGAGGCCGAGCTTCACGAAAACGTCCATCGTGTCGACTTGGATTGGCAGGATCGAACTCGTGCGTATGCAATGCTTCACGAAATGCGGAAAATTCTTAACCCCAGCCAAACCTTCACCGACACAGCCAAGGAGATTCAATCCAAGACGACGGAAGAAACTAAACGACCTCCTACACAACTGAAGAACATGAGTACCGTCGTTAAGCAATCTGTTGCTATTGTGGCCCACCTTGATAAGCCGGCGGTTGCAAATGCCCGCAATGCAAACGAAGCCATGGCAAAGGTCCTTAAGATCGAAGAGGAAAACCTCCGCCGCATTTTAGCGGTCAGGCGTCAGAAGCGTCTCCCAGTTAAGTCCTCTATCGAGGTAGTCCATGGCGACCTGTTCACCATACTTCCGTCCTTGGCGGACAGCACTTTTGACCTTATCTGCGCTGACCCCCCTTACGGTATCGGGGCGGCAGGAGCTGGGTTCCGTGCCCGAACGGTTCATCATCACAACTACGACGACACTGTGGACTCCGCCAAGAGCATTGCTCGTGCAATCTTTACCCATGGATTCCGCTTGGCGAAGCCGGCTGCAAACCTCCTTATGTTCTGCGACATCGAACTATTTGACTGGCTCAAAATGACCTCCTCGAATATGGGCTGGATGCCTTTCCGACGTCCGCTTATCTGGCAGAAAAGCGAAAGCGAAGGCATGGCTCCTTGGGGCTCGAAGGGTCCACGCATCACGACCGAGTTTATATTCTTCGCTACGAAGGGCCAGCGCGGTTTCCACGCCTCACCGACTGACCTCTTCAACGTCAGGCGTGTATCACGGAGCGAACGTCTTCATGCCGCCGAGAAACCAGTCGAACTCCTGAAGACCCTAATCGAAATCTCGACCCTACCCGGCGACTCCGTCCTTGATCCTTGTTGCGGAAGCGGGTCGACCCTGATCGCGGCCCGCCTCTGCAATCGTACCGCCCTCGGTATTGAGAAAGACCACGAGTACTTCAACACAGCAATGGCGAATGTCTATGCCGAAACAGAACCGACTGATTGATATCGCCGGCGAGATTCGCGGCGAGACCGAAAAAGCTTGGCGCTTTTACGACGGCACTAAGACTGAGTGGGTTCCGAAGTCTCAAGTCGAAGACAACGGCGACGGCACTTTCACCATGCCTGAATGGCTCGCAATAGAAAAGGGCTTCGTTTGACCGACCTCCCCCACTACCAGGGTGATCTGTGGTATGGAACTTCCGGTCCACCCGACGCGCCCATTGTTCTTGTGGCGGAGTCTTGGGGCTCGGAGGAAGACGTTCAGAAGCGTCCGCTTGTCGGTTCTTCTGGCGTCGAAATGGATCGTATGCTGGCTGAGGCTGGTATCCAACGCGCCGATGTCTTCGTGACGAACCTCATCGCGGAGCGACCATATGCGAATGAAACCTGGCGGTTCTTTGAACCAGCAGAAACTTCTCGCCTCGATCGCAAGCTATATCGTGGACTGTTGCCCACAGAAGCTACGAAGGCTGAAATCTTTAGGCTATATCGTCAAATTGGAGCTTATCCACGAAAGCTCGTGGTGGCTGCAGGAAATTGGTCGCTTTGGGGTTTGTCTTCCCACACGAAGGCCAAGAAGATCTCGGTCTCGAACGGGAAGAAGGTCCCGAAGGACCTCCAAACCTACGGCCCAAACGGAATAGTCGATCACCGCGGCTCCATGACCTTTACCGACCCCTTACCCGGCTTCGCCGATGTCGATTTCGCGCGAGGAATTCCTCTCCTCCCTATCATCCATCCTGCAGCGATCCTCCGAGCCTGGTATCAACGCGCCTGCACCGTCCACGATCTCAAGACCCGCGTTCCTAAAGCTCTTAGAAGCGACTGGCGTCCGGCTTCGTCCCCCATCTGTCTCTCGCCGCCTTCCTTCGGCGAAGCTCGTTCTCGCCTCGAGCTATGGCTTCGTGAAGCAGGTAGCGGAACCACCATCTATCTCGCAAATGATGTCGAGACCGTTCGGAAGCGATTTATCTCCGTCATGGGTTTCGCCGATTCTACCAGCTTCGCCATGTGTATCCCCTTTATCCGTCACGACGCCGCTGAAGGCGGTTTCGAGTCCTACTGGCCTATTGAGCAGGAAGCAATCCTCGTCGGTCTTATCCGCCGCGTTCTATCTCACCCCAACGTCCGAGTGATCGGTCAGAACTACCTCTACGACCTTCAGTGGATTCAGTCCGAGATGGGAATCACGCCCAACCACGACGAAGATACCATGCTAAACCAAAACGTTCTATTCCCCGGCACGCCGAAAGACCTCGGCTACTTGTCGTCGCTTTATTGTGAGTATCATTGGTATTGGAAGGAAGACAACAAGGATTGGGATCAGCTTGGTGACCTCAAGCGCCTTATGGATTATAATTGCCTCGACGTCCTTCGTACATGGGAGATCGCCTTTAATCAACGAAAACTTATTAAGGTCTTAGGTCAGGAGAGCCAAATCGCTTTCAAGATGCAAACGGCAGCCTTATGCCGCCGAATGATGAACCGCGGCGTTCTTATTGATAAGAAGCGGCGCGGCTCGATGCTCTATGACCTCCAAGCCGCCGTCTCCAGCTTCGAGCAAGAACTCTTGAATATCATCCCCCAGGATTTCGTCAAACCGTTTGAGCTTAAGAAAAACGGTGAGGTCAAAAATGGCCAAACCCTCTGGTTCAATTCACCCCAACAGACCTCTCGGCTCTTCTACGACATCCTCGGTTTCAAGATCGTAACGAATTCGAAGACCGGCTCGTCTACCGTCGGCAAACAAGCCCTTATGGAGCTGAAGAGGACATCACCGGAGTTCTTCTGGCTCTTCGACCGTTTAGACAACCTGGGCAGCGCTGCGAATACCGCCGAGGTCATTCAGAGCCAGCTTGAGTCTGACGACCGAATGCGTTGTATGTATAATCCTGGTGGAACCGAGACGCATCGTCTCGCATCAAGCCAGAACGTCTTTGGCCGAGGCACGAACCTCCAGAACCTTACGAAGGGCGAAGAAGACGAATGACCCAAGTAATTATCGAACCCCTCTACACCGACTCCCGTGCTCCGACCCGCGGTACCGATCAGGCTACTGGTTGGGACCTCTACGCCCATATCAGCGGGCGAGAACGTCGAACCACCATCCTCATCCCCCGTAACACGACCACTCCGATCGACGTCGGGTGGAAGATCAAAGTCCCTTGGGGCTTCTATATGCTCATTTGCTCCCGCTCCGGCTTGGCTGCAAAGAGTATCTTCGTCTCAAATGCCCCCGGCGTTATCGATTCCGACTACCGTGGCCCCATTCTCGTTCTACTCTATAATGGTGGTCTAGAGAATCATTGGGTCCAACATAACGATCGGATCGCCCAGATGATTCTTTGCAAGAAGGAAGAATATCAACTCTGTCAGGGCGAAGTAAACGTGAACGAAACTGGGCGGGGCGCAAAAGGCTTCGGGAGCACAGGGAGGTAGAATCATGAGCCGAACTCAGATAATCCTCCCAAATGTCCGTAAACTCTTCCTCACCGACCCATCCTACATCCAATACGAATGCGATCTTAAGGGTGCCGACGCTCAAGTCGTAGCGTGGGAGGCTGAAGATGAAGACCTCAAAGCCGCCTTTAGGAGTGGGGTCGACATTCATGTCAAAAACGCGACCGACATGTGGGGCTCCGCGTTCACATGCCTTTCTGAAGGAAGTCACGCATGGACTAAAAAACGTCAAGAATGTAAGCACACTGTTCACGGATGTAATTATGGCTGTACCTCAAGAACTACGGCGAAACAGCGCGGCTGGCTTGTTATTGAGGCAGAGAGGTTTCACCGCCGCTGGTTCAGTCTACACCCAGGAATTAAGAAGAACTTCCACGAACGAACAATGGCTCGTCTTCATAAGAACCGAACCATTTCGAATCCGTTCGGTTTTCGAAGGGTCTTCTTTGATCGAGTTGAAAACTGTTTTACCGAAGCACTTGCTTGGATACCTCAATCAGTTGTGGCTCTCAACACCTACCACGGCGCCCTTCAGCTCGAAGCGCGCTACTGGCCTTGGCAACAGAAGCGAGGCTGGACCCCCGGCGTTGCCGACCATGAGGGAATCCTCCTCCAAACCCACGACTCAATCAACCCGCAGTGGAAAGCCGAAGCGGCTCCAGAACCGAAAGAGATCCAAGAAACCCTCAACGTCCTAACCCCATACGACGATCCACTCTATATCCCCTGGGACTTGAAGCGATCGTTTAAGAGTTGGGGAGAAATGGAGAAGGTTAAGGTTTGAAGAAGTTTGGAATTGGGGGCGGAGATTTTCCAACATCATTGCCCCCTCTTGCGGAAGCCTCCCCTAAACCCAGGTCACCACCCCCTTGCCACGCCATTACCCTAATTGGCTCAAAGCCTATTGCTCCTTCACTTCCGCCAGCGAAGCTCCGCTCGATTTCCACTTCTGGACTGGCGTCTCAACCCTTGCGGCTGTCCTTCGTAAGAGGGTTTGGAAAGACGAGCATTCTTTCAAATGGACCCCAAACTTCTATATCGTCTTCGTCGGACCCGCGGGGATCGTTACGAAGTCCACGACTCTTAACATTGGCTACAGGCTTCTAGCGAACCTCCCTGACCTCGGTTCAGGCAATTATCCCATTATCTTCGGCCCCGACTCGATGACCTGGCACGGCCTCGCTAAGAAGTTCGAAGCCGCCTATCACGAGATCCCTCTCCAGCTTGCTTCGGGTGATATTATTAAAGTCAAACAGAGCGCTCTTACCTGTTCCGTAAGCGAGCTTGGAACCTTCCTTCGCCCCGAAGACAAAGCCCTCATGTCCTTCTTAACTGATATCTGGGACGGCAAAGAACGTCCTTTCGACCACGCCACCAAAGACTCCGGCCAAATCCAAATCAACGGCGGCTGGCTTAACATTATCGGAGCCACGACCCCCTTCTGGATGCAGAGCAACTTTCCCCCAACCATGCTCCAAGAAGGCATCGGCTCTCGGATCGTTTTTGTTTATGGCGACAAGAAGCGTCACTTAACCGCTTACCCTTCTCGGGTCGTAAAATCAAGCGACTACTACGACAACGAGAAGCGTCTCACCGACGACTTAGCCCATATCTCCCGTCTAATTGGTCCTTACGAGCTTACGGAAGATGCTTATGTGTGGGGGGAAGAGTGGTATAAGAAGCACAATTCAACCCGCTCGCTCCACACCGCCTCGGGACGCTATTCTGGTTATCTCGCCCGCAAACAGACCCACATGCATAAGCTTGCTATGGTTCTCTCGGCCTCGCAGCGCGATAAGCTCCTTATCGAACAAAGCGACCTCGAGCAAGCCAACGCGATTCTCGAAGCTGCCGAGCACTCTATGATCCAGGTCTTCGAAAGCGTCGGCACCTCACGTGACTCCTACAACGTAGGCATTATCGTCGAATACGTTCGAGCCTACAAATGGATCACTTCAGAAGAGCTTTATCGTCTCGTCTTCAACATCATGGAACGCGATCAATATAAAGCTGCGATCTCTAACTCCGTTGAGGGTGGATTGTTAGAGGTGGTACGTAAAGAGGGGAAGCTTGGTCTTAGTCCGAAGGCAAAGATCGTAAACTAACGAACCCGTTGTGCGTCTATGACATTCGCTTCCGGGTGCAGCCGCCGCATCTCGTCCGCTATGGGCTGATTAGCTCTTATGGGTTCGTTCCCCGCCGCCTGCATCGCCTGCGTTCGAATACGCGTCTTAACCGAGGTCTCGATTGTCTTCGCCGTCAAACGCTTCGCCGTCAAGAAATCTGGCAGCTCATCGTTGAATCTGACCGTTGCGGCCCGAACCGTCTCTAGCTCTGTTGAATCGCCCCGTCGGATTGCTTCGCCCCATTGTGCCAGAAGCATCCCCCGTTGCATATCAACGAACCCGGTTACTTCGGCCTTGTCACGCAAGTAGTCCCATTGGGCCGTTAGACGCCTTGGCTGAAAGCCGCCGGCGAGGCCAATGATTTCGCCCAGATGCTCAGGATCACGTGTATCGTAGGTAATGATTGGAACCTGCGTCTTTCCGCGCTCCTTCTGCTCCGAGAACGCTCTATAAGAATGGCTCATATTTCGGGCGAACCGCGGCATGGCCATCTCCCACCGCTTAAAGTCGGAGGCGTCGTCACGAGAGCCAAGAGCTTTGTAGAAGTTAAAGGCGAGCCCACCCACAACACCGCCAGCCCGCGCACTCTGCTCCGCGAAGCGGCTCGGCGCGTCTTTCACCGGGGGTCCGAACGCCGCTCCGACCTGAATCGGCAGAATGGGGCCGATCGAGAGAGACCTCGAAAGGTCTTGTGTCGGCATAAACTTCTGCATCCCCACCGTCGATCCGAGGGCGTTCAGAAGAGCCGGTAGGCCGAATGCCATTCGCGAAGTTCCGTGGAGGAGCAGATCTGGAGCCCACGACTCATCTGTCATTGAGCGGACTAGTTTACGTAGCTCTCGTTCAACTGACCAATCTCGCCCGTAAATCCACCACCCCAAGAGTCTCGTAATCTCTTTCAGGTCTTCATATCCCGGAAGCCCACCAAGCCCCGCCATTAAAAGCATTACAAGGATCGACCTCGGCAAGACATCTCGCTTATTATTCAGATTCGCAAAAAGCACGCCCTGAATAAACCTCTTAAAAAGGAAGAGTGTTCCCCACTTCCCCCGCATAAACTTTGGTCGGCTTTCTTGCGTCGCCATGAACTGCGTTTGATCTACGACGTGACTCGCAATAATGATCGCCCTGGCTTCTGAGGCCGGTATTCCCGACGCCATCATCCGCGTAAGCTCATCGGTGTATTGGCCTAGAACTTGTCGACCCCAAGTATTATTCGGGTCCTTCCGGGCTAGGTTTAGCGTCGCCATGAAGGTGATGCGCCGGTTCGCCTTCTCGGCGATCTCGAACATCCACATCGCCTTCTGCAAAAGCTCGTGCATCGCACGCGCCCCGGTCCCCCCACCATACCCCGTTCCGAGGTTCGAGTTTTGACTCCACGACGCCAGTTCCGCCGCGAGAGTCTGATCAAGACGTCCAGTTTGGATAGCATAGTCGAGAGCTATCATGTCTGGCTGTGTCAGACCTTTGTAAGACTTCTTCTTCCAGAAATTCTGTGTATTAAAGATCGCCGTTACGAGTTCCTTCGAGGCACGAATATCGCCGAACTTCCCTCCAAGAAACGGCAGACTTACCATTGGGACCTGGCTCAAATTAACCGCGGCCGACACTGGTACGAAGCCGAGCGTCCAGAACACCGCCGCCGCCTTCAATGTAATAAAGTCCAGCGACGGATCAAGAAAATTCTTATGAAGGTGATCCGTCATGAAGTTCGCAATCTCAAGACGCTTTAGCGGCGTCGAGGTCTGTCCAATCGACTGCCTTACATCGAGGATGTTCTGCTCAAGAATATCCTTATACTTCACCTTAACATACCACCGGGCTCCGTGGAAGAAATACTGAGCAAACGAACGCCGGAAGTCTCTCGAATACCCCTTCGTATATCGTTTGTTCTGGAACCGATGTCTGAAGCTTTGTGCCGGAGCTAGCTCAAATCGAAGTTGTTCCATCGCCTTCGATTGCGCCGGCGTCAACTGAAGCTTCGCGGCGATGGCATCGAGCATCGTCTTCGGCATACCGATCAACGGCCCGGACGACGGCGGAAGAATATCCGGCGTTACCGTAAAGTCTGGGCCAAAAGCCGCCGTCATCTGTTTAATGGCTTCCTTCTGTTGACGCTCTGCCGAGACGAGGCCACGTCGCTCGAAATGCTCACGATGAACTGTAACTCCAGCTGCATTCCTGACGATAACAACGTGTCGTCCATTCCGCATAAAGGGAAAATAAGGCTTGGAGCGTAAGCCTGCCACATTCGCATTAATAGCATTAATGGCCGCGGCTCGAGCAACCGGGTCAGTAATCTTCAGAGCTTCATCACGAGCTAGTTGTGAACTGAGATCGAGAAAGACATTGAATACCCGGCGAATGTCATTAAAGACACGAAGCGCGTCCGCACTTACACGATGTATTCGGATCAAGGCCTGAAGTTCAGCCTGTGTCGGGTGTCGCTGAATCCCTTGGGCGACTTCCTGTGGCGTCCGATAGACCATATTCGTAACGTCGTCAATAAGCAGCGTCAGGTTCTCTCCTTGCTGACGTAGATTATCCCAATCCTTCACAATCCGAAGCGCCGCGTCGGTGATCTTGGCTTCCTCCGTATTTGCAATCCGCATCGTTTCCGCATATCGTTGCAAACCATCGAGACGCGGATTAAGCTCCGTCAACTGGAATAAATGGACCATAACTTTATAAAACTTATTCATCTTATCTGCCATCGCCGGCATCTGAGCTATTGCGCCACCGCCTGTCGGTCCAGTCCCCGGACCCATCGTCCCACGCCCCACCGGCCCATTCGGAGGCACAAACCCCCCTCCCATCAAACGCGAGATCACTTGACGCAGAAAGCCAGTCTCGGGCTGCTGTTCAGCGGCGACGAGCCCAGGTTCTGAGGCCGAAAGTGCGTCCTGGTTCTCGATCATGGTCCTCAGATCAAGAGCTTTGTATTCCGCTAGTGTTAGAGGAACTCGGCCCGGCTCCAAGATTGAGTTGAGCCAGTTGTTCATGTGGAAAGAAGGACGGAAGTCAATCCCCTGTTTCCTCGTCATGATTTCGAACATAGTCCTAATTGCGTTCGCGATCTTCGCAACACTCTTCTCAAACAGAGTTAAAGCAGGTCCCGGCGTGGTAGCCCACTTAGCCACCTGGTCTGCAAACCATTCGCTAAATGAGGTCACGTATTGATAAGTCTGCGGCGAAACGCTCGATGCAAATTGTGCAGAATATTCCGACTGTAAATCTTGATCGTATCGTGACAAAGACGCTGTTAAGCCAAAGACGTGCGATTGTCTAGTGTCGTCGATCTGTCCAAGTGTTCGTCCGGCTTTAGCCTGCTCCGCAAGCCACGCATCATACTCGGCCCGGATAACCATCTTCGCCGCGTCAGAAAGTTGACTAAATTCTTGATGCATCACAGCATGACCGAACTCATGCATCATCGTAGCCCATAACGATGCTGTATCACGGAATTTACTAAGCGGTATATTAATCACACTTAGCCCAGTTGCAGGATAATAGGTGTGCAATCCAGATACATCTGGATGTCCCTTAACTGTATTGCTGATAACAAGCTTGAGTCGTCCATGCCACGAAAACTTCTTTGTAAACTCTTCAAACGCTTGAATGACTTTCGCAGCCTCATTCACCATAGGATGCGTCACATCTAGCGACCCATCACCCTCGATCCTTACATCAAGACGCTCTTTGATTGGAACGACCTGTTGCTTCTTGAACAACGGAAGTCCTTGCTGGATAAAAGTCTTCGCCGTCTCTGGGATCTCCATAAACATGACCTTCGGCGGTCCCAGAAGCGTTTTACCCATCATACCCATGAGGGCTCTTTGTGCATCAACTCGACTGTCATAAGACCCATACTCTTGCCCCGTGACTCTGTTAACCACGACGAAGTCGTCCGCTCCAGGGTCATTCGGATCGGCACGCCTCTGAGCAATGAGATTCGCTGTGTCGATTACCGCATCCGGAATCCACATCTCTCCTATCGTCCCACCAAGCTTCTTTGCCCACCTCTTTATGACGCTCGGTAAGGCCTTGTCGTAGAAATATCTGAGCCCCGAAATCTGTTCGGCCGATACGTTACCTCCAGTATTGAATTTCGCGGCGAGGTCACCGTTCGTGAACGCGATCCTCGTAAAGCCTTTATCGGCCGCATAACGGATCAGACGCTTAAGTGTAAGCTCCGACCACGTTGACTTGAATGGCGCACTCGGAACCCTTCGAGATTCATTCTGCAATTCTCGCAGGATACTTTGGATTCTGTTATTAAGCTCTTCGCTCTTCCGAAATCCCGACTCACTATTCGCTCGCTCGAAGATACTAACAAGCTCCTGGTATCGCGGCGTGTCCTGCTCGTCGGCTTGACGAATCTCCGACAACATATCCGTGATAAAGTCAAGAAACTTCCACTCAAGGCTCATCGACTTCGATATACCTTCTCGAGCTACTTGAAGTTGACGATACTTCGTTGCAAGCTCCTTTATCTTGTTTAGGTCACGGAATCCCTTCTTCACCCCCTGTTGCATCCAATCGGATTGAATATTCTCGGCGAAGAGGTATTTCTTCCCAGTCTCGTCCATCCGCTCCGACACCATCGCATACGCAAGCGTATTCTCTTCAAGATGTCCACCATAGAAGTTTGGATCTTCTACTGGCAGGCCCAGGCTGCCCGTCGGCAGCGGCTTATTTGGCATCCGAAGCGTCAGAATGCGATAACCCGACCTTGGTCCCGGAAGCGTATACTCACCATAGCCAAACTCTTCCCCCTCTTCCACTCGAACCTGATTCCCCTCAATAAACTCGATCACATCCTTCTTCGAGACTGGGCCACGCTGCGATCCGAAGAACGCCGGCAAGCCAATCTCCTCGAGCTCCTCGACCTTCACCCCGGTCGCGTTTCGGATCGAAGCGAGCATCTGATCCGGCGATCCCATATTCGGTAGCTTCTCTTCCGCCGCTTGTAAGACCCGCGAATAAAAGGTCGGTCCGGGTTCCAGAAGCTGCTGCCGCTGAAGGTCCATTACAGTCGCGGCACCAGGTCGAGGTGCCGGAGACCCTAGAGCAGTCGGCGCTTGAACCAGCGTGGAAGGAGCTGGAGGAACCTCCCACGGCTCTCCCAGTCCAAGCGCCGACCTATCGTCCCACGGATCCCCCTGGGTCGTGACACCCTCAAGCTGCTCTTGACCCGGCTCTTTCTGACCCGTTCGCGGGCTCGGTAAAATGGTCTTCGCCGTTCCACCTACAATCACTCCAACGAGCGCATTATATGGAACGTCGTCCATCTTGTCCCGCTCTGGATTGTAGATACCCTGTTCAATCCAGTTCTGAATAAACTGCTGACCCCCTTCTTGAATACCCTCAATAATCGCCCCAATACCGAACTTCTTCAGAAGCCCAAGTGCTTTCCCCGTCGATCCACCAACCATCGGAAGCAGATTGTCTGCAAGCTCTGTTGCGCCCGCGATCGACCCGAGGCCCGCCGCTTGACGCTCTTGTCCCGGCGTCGCTTTCGCCTTCACGGCGCGTTCCGCCGCCTCACCTTGACCTTGAAGAATTGAACTCAGAACGGCTGCCGGCCCACTCGCCAAGCCGATTGCGATATTCGCCCCGAGGCTTCCGAAACCGGCCGACACATCTCGGACGAGAGGATGCAAGATATTCCGATCCGGCAGAGCCCTCGAAGTCGCCGCCTCCACTTCTTCCCCAGCCTGATAAACTCCCTGCTCTGCCACCGACCTAAGCGGAACCGGCCGCTCCCGCCCCGTTTTCGCCGCCTGCGCTGGGTCTTGACCCCCTTGCGCCGCTGCTATCGCCGATTCAAGCTCTGCCGTCGCCTCCGACTGAGCTAGATTCGCCCCCGCTCCTCTTAAGACCGAAGCCCCCGTCCCTGCGCCTCCTCGCAAGAACGACTTCCCAATTTCAACCCCGTAATCGAACATGCCCGGATCGGCCGACTTATCAATCGACCGTCCTTCTGGCCGTCCTTCCCACGGATCAGCTTGCGGCCTCGCATCGACCTGTGGAACCGAAATCCGCTCCCACGGATCGGCCGCGGCCGCTACCGACGGAAGCTTCGGAAGCCTTTGTTCCCACGGCTCAACAAATGTCACTTAACAAGCTCCCAGTTCTTCGAATCATACTGATCACCGCCCTTGAAGCGGTAGTTCCCAGCCTTCCCAGGCTTAATGTCTCCAACCTTCGGCGACGTAGTTGAGGGCGGAGTCGAGGGTGTAGCCGCTCCTGGCTCAGGAACCGACGCATCTGCATCAGGCACAAGCCCCAAGGTCTTGAGGAGCGGGTTGGACCTAACCCACTCGTCTTGAAGAAGAGGCTGCTTCTTCTTATCGGCTGGCAGAAGAAGATTCTCGTCCTTCAACTGCTTCAAATAATTCGAATACATTGCATTGACGCGAATACGTTGGTTCGCCAAGTTCCGTTCTTGAAGTTGCTGAAGCCCTTGTGCCTGAAGGGCTAAACGGGCCGATGCCGTCTCGCTTCGCGCCCCCGCAGTTCCGGCTCTCGCCTCCGCCGCTCCAGCCTGCGCCCCACGTAAATCCGCCTTCGACTCCGCCTCCTGCTGCTTCAAATCCAGAGCTTCACTCGTTCGGACGCTCTCACCCCCCGCGCCAATGGCTCGTCCAAGTTGCGACGTAAAGTTATCGCCCCACGCCGGCGGCTGCATCATCGCAAGACCACCCGACATTAAAGCGGCTTGCCCTCTCGGGTCGTTCAAGAACCCCATCAACTGGTCGCCCATTCGACTGAAGTCTTGACCTTGCGGGAGGAAAGGTGTTGGATCGTCTCCCGGATTATATACCATTACCTTCCTCCACCTCCAAGAGCTGCCAGAAGCGTCGGCGGCAGCTTATATGGGCTTGCTTGTCCGCTTCCTGGCCCACCCATAATCGACATGAGATCTCCGAGCCCACTTTGTATCGGCCGAAGGGTCGGCGCCGCTGGCGTCGATGGCTTTACGACATCTGGAGGTTTCGGGGCCTGAATAGCTCGGAGGGCTGCCAAGAGCCGATCCCCACCTGCTTGCGGCGTCCCTGATGGCATCGGTCCTTGTGGAGCCCCTACACCCGGCGGCGTCGACGGTCCAATCGGACCAGAAGCTTGCGGCGGCCGCGGAAGTGGGATTGGCACGCTCGAATCCCCAAGCCCCGGCACCATGCCGGTTTCGTCAACCATCGGGGCTCCTCCTTGCGGAATGAACCCACTCTCGTCCATACCTGACGCGCCTGCGGGCGCGAGCCCGAACATCGTAAGTAGAGCGTCGAGACCACCCGGCATTCCGTCGAATATACCCATGACGAAGTCTCCTCTTCTTGACTAAAAAAGAAACGGTAACAGCGCGCCACCTGCTGCGCCAATACCAGTTCCAATCCCTGGCATTATTGCCGTTCCAAGTGACGCGCCTGTCGCTGCCCCTCCTAGAGCCTGCCCTATCTTATTCGCTTGTGGTACGCTTCCGGTCGAAACCGTTGACCCGCCAGGTAGCCCGGCAAGTAAGGACATGATTTCCTTCGACTGCAAAAACGGGGCCAGTTCGTCGTAGTTGAAGTTCCCGATCGTCTCCCCAAGAAGCGCCTGCTCGCGGGCTTGACGGACGTCGCCCACGCCAGATATGGCAGTGCCTTCGGCCGTTTGAGCTTGCTGCACGGTAGGTAAAAGCCCCATCGCTTTGAGCTGCGCATTGACATTTGTCTCATACTGACCTTGAGCTAATTTCGAAGCCGTGTCCCCAGCCGCACGTGACGCCTCTCGAGTCGCAATACCCTCCGCAATACCTTGTCGTGACGAACCAAAGTTCCCCGTACTTGTGGCCTCGGAACGTATCGCAGGCAAAGCTCGCTCAGTAAGGTTATCATAAATCGGACGGACGCTAGCATCGATAGCTCCTTGGAGATTCTGGTTTGAAGACGGGTTCCAGATATCTCCTCCCGTATAGAACTGATTCGCCCCCGCGGCACTCCGTGCAAGGTCTCCAGTCGTCCCAGCCGACGCAAGTACACTTTCTTGACCTTGTGTCTGAAGAGGATCGAACGCCGCAATGCCTGAACTCTGATAACGTTGGGGTGTCGAAGCCGCGAACTCTCTTATCCCCGGCATCGCGAGCTGCATTAGCTCTCGTTGCTCCGGACTAAGAATCTGCTGCGTCGTCTGCGTCGGGGCCTGTTGCTGTCCACTACTACCCATCTCAATGCACTCCGTGTTGCTGAACCGCCCGCGTTAGAATCACCGCGGTTCTCGTAAACCCTTGAAGCTTCCGTTCCCATCCTGGTCTTCCAATGACCTCAATCGAACCACATCCAGAATCCTTCGCCACCTTCTCAAACAACGCGTCCATAATTGGAAGACATCTTTCAATATCATTCCCAAAAGCCAAAAAGATCTGAAATATACTCGACGCCGGATAATTGATTATCTGTGTATAGACGATTATTCTAAGCTTCTCATCCCCAATCCCCCAGACCTGACACCTTCCAGCAAGTGGCGCACAATGGAGGAAGTCTTTCGTCCACCACTTCTCCCATACATGCGGGATCGTATCGAGCTGCTCCGATATGTTCGGCCAATGCCTCTCGAACACATTCGAAGTCAACAATTCGGCTCGATATAGAGAAGCTTCCATTTCTTCCTCTAATGAAGCTTGACCCAGGCTCCACCTACCCTCGCGTAAACTCCTGCACCAGCTCCAGGATTGAAGTCTGTTCCATCTGCATATATTATCATGCCGTCGCGCGGCCGTATCGGTGCCGCATTCACCGGGCGCAGTTCAAGTGCTGTCGTCTCGCTCAACTCCCTCGCCAAGAACCGAAGCTCCTCTTCAAGCCACTGTCGCAGCTCCGAGAGGTCTTGGATATCAGGAATCTGTCTCGGATTGTACACTTTAGAAGCCTCCTAAAGCCAACATATCGATCTTGTATCCGTCGATCCGCCAAGACGCATCCGCCGTAAACTCAATCGACACAGCCCTCCCCGTCGCAACCCCTGGATCACAGAAGGTCTCCGTCGCTGGATCAAACGTGACAGACGGAAACCACGTCGTAGGCCCGTTCACCACCTGCTGCGCCCCGAAGCGAATACTGACCGGATTGCCTTGTATCTTCGGCCACACCCGCTTCAACATCTTCATAACCTGATGATCCACAATCAACTCGCCATTCCGACGCTTCCCAATCAAGGCCAAGCCGTCGCGGCGGAGATTCGTCGTGAAAGTCGTCCCATCCCTCGTCCCTCCACGATCCATATTATAGAACTTCGTCGCGGCGGTCCCTGCAAGGATCACACGCCTCCGCTGCAACTCCGACCACGCCCCAGTATCCTCATCCCATTCATCCGTCCCCTCATCCCACTCCTCATCCGGTGGACTTTCAATCCCTCCAGTTACCGCCCATCGGAACGTAATTCCATCGGCCTCTGTAAGTGGCCACACACCTCCAGTTCCGTAATTCATCACTAAGGCTTTGTCAGGAAAGACTTGACCAGCCGACGGATAACAGAACCACATTTCGTTAAAGTTAGGATTACAAAACATAAAAGAGTTCATG